ACAAAACATATCATGGAAAACATTGAGCAGATCAGCAGTGATGTTGATGATCTTGATAGTGGCTTGCAGTTGCAGCCTAATTCCAACTAAGCAAATACAAGTATCAGCTAAACCAATAGAAAGGCAGATAGTCCAACCTATTATGCCAAGAGAAATTGACCTTAAACAACCACAATGGATAGCTGTAACACCTGATAATTGGGAAGATCAACTGGCTCTCATTGAGGAGCAAGAGGGAGAGTTAGTCTTTCTTGCTATGACGATTCCTGACTACGAAGTCATGTCATATAACATGCAAGAGATCAAAAGATACATAACAGAACTCAAAGATGTAGTGGTTTACTACCGAAAAGTAACTACAGAAAAACTTTCAAAAGACGAATAAATCTGATAGCCTTAAATTTTTCTATATAGGAGAATAATATGGGAATGATATTTGAGTGGATTGGTATAATCACAATGGTAGTCACTTTGGCTTCTGTTATTTGTGCTTTAACTCCAACACCAAAAGACGATAAGATGCTTGGCAAGCTTTACAAGATGGTAGAACTAGCCGCACTTAATATCGGCAAAGCTAAACAGTAAAAAATAAGGTGCAGAAGCACCTACTTATTTATGGCAAAAATTACACCATTTGTTTATAACGCAATCCTAGAGAGAGTAGTGGATGGTGATACTATTGATGTCACTCTTGACTTAGGGTTCAGCGTCTTTTTGCACAAGCAAAGAATTAGACTTTCAGGAATTGATACTCCTGAAAGCCGCACTAGAAATCTTCATGAAAAAGCATTAGGCAAAAAAGCGTCAGCAAGACTTTCAGAATTATGTGTAGGCTCTTTTAAAATACAATCATTAGGAAAGGGCAAGTATGGTCGTATATTGGCTATACCTTATACAGAAGATGGTAAAGATATATGTAAAATGCTTGTTAAAGAAGGTCATGCTGTGGAATATCATGGTGGAACAAAAACAGCCAAAGTCAGAGATGACGGCACATGGGGTAATTAAAATGCACTTATCAGATGAAGGATTATCGTTAATTAAAAAGTTTGAGGGTTGCCCAACAAAAGGTGGTCTTGCCGTTCCTTACAAGTGTCAAGCAGGCGTACTGACTATAGGCTATGGTCACACTAGAACAGTTCAGCCACATGACAAATGGACAATGGAACACGCAAGCTATATTTTAAAAGAAGAAATAGAAGAAGAATATGAGCCTTATATTAATGATCTAGTTACGGTTCCATTACATCAAAACCAGTTTGATGCTTTGGTTGCATGGGTATTTAATCTAGGACCAACGAACTTTAAAAACAGCACCATGATTCAAGTTCTCAATCAAGCAGACTATGAGGGCGTTCCTTATCAAATGAAAAGATGGAATAAGGTCAATGGTCAGGTCAGTGATGGTTTGATTCGCAGACGAGAAGCAGAAGCACTTTTGTTTGAGGGTAAAAGTTGGGAACATGTATAAATGGCTCTAAGCAAGACACAGAACAAAAGGCTTGGAGTGATACTAAGTGTCATGTTCAACGAAGAAACGCCACAGGAGCTACTAGAGGAAGTTATAGAGCATGGTTTTGTAGAGAAAGTTGATAATACTTTTCAACTCACAGATAAAGGCATTGATGAAAAGTCACGGCTTTGTACACTTAGCGGACTTAACATTAAGTATTCAAGCGAAAAGTAAACTAAATCCAGTCATTTCCCTCATACCATCCAACAAGGCTGAATCTCTCGCCCTTAGTTACCTCAGTGACTCTATGATAAAGAAAAGACGGAAAGACTAAGATAGTTCCCTTCTCTCTAAGCTTCTTTTTGTCTAGCTTGCCTATATCTTTACTGAACTCAAAGTCCCCACCAACATAATCTATGCTGTCAGATAGTTGCACTGTGATACTTAGCTTTCTTTGTGATCTGTTATCTTGAATATTAGAGTCCATGTGATAGTCATAAAAATCACCTTTTCCATACTTAGCTACTTGGAACTCTTGAAAACCATTTAGACTAACTCCAAAACATTCGCGATTAGCTATAGTAATATATTTGCTCATGATTCTATCAAGGTAAATGCCATTTTCAGAATCAAATGGACAAGGCAATATATTAGAAGATCGTATTGATTTATCTATGTTTGCAACATTGCCGATCTCAGCTTCTTTAACATTACCCTCTGCAAACAAAAGTTTAATAGCTTCACAATGTTCTTCACTGAGTTCTGCTTGCCAAGAGTAGCAGTAAGTGTTCATTAGGATTCTACTGTTTCTAAATACATATAAAAATTATTTTCTTTAACTTCATTTTTATTACTATTTTTTTTCTTTAAAATATTTTTTTTGAAAGGTTGATAATTGACATGATGATGCACTCTGTTCCATTTATCTGATAAAAAAGCTACATCAGGGTGCATTTCTACTAACATTTTACTTTTATTATATGTGCCATCTTTAGCATAAAATTCTTCTGTATTACCACCTTGCAATGTTTGTGTGGCTCTTTTGCTTTGTAAAAAAGCATTAAATTGAACTGTACACCAACCATCTTTCATAACTCTTAAGGATAAATCAGTATCTTCATTGTAGCGACCTCTCCACCTGTAAGGTATTTTATTGTTAATTAACAAGCAACTATAAATTCTTGTATTAAGTTTATATTGAGGTCTACCATCAGTAGCAGGACAAAAAATTGAATAATTAGGACCTGCTTGTGCAATATTTTCGTAGCGCAAAACAAAATCTTCCATTGCATAAAAGGGTGCGCCAGTCAGACATTTTACTTTCATATTATTGTTATATCTTTCAAAGGCTTCAATGTTGTCATCCATAACCCAATGCCAATCATAGCCATTTTTGATTGAATGTTCCCAACAAAAGTTTCTTGCGCAGCCGGGTCCTTTGCGTGGGTCATCATCATCCCAAAACACATCATATTCATCTAAATATTTTTTTGGCAAAATTAATAAATTATCCTCATTAACCAATGTCTTATAGTCATCAAATTGATCTTCTTCTACAACCATGTAAAAAGGAACATTCATTTCTTTTAATGCACGACTTGTTGGGTTTCTTTCCCATCTACCCTTGCTAACAATATAAACTGGAAATCTAGGATTTAAAGTTTTTTTAGATTTATAAATGTATGAGCTTGCTTTTTGCTTATGCGGAAACCAAGAACTTTTCTTGTCAATTTTTTGCATACCATCAAAAACTTTTTCGCCTTCATATAAATGTTCTTGTACCAAGTCTTTAAAAACATTGTAATCATGCTCGTTTTTAAACTTAAATGTAGCTGTGATGTATGGTTCTGCCTGTTTGACATTATTGTATTCAGGCATATCTACCCACTCGGTATCACAAGTAGATGCTTCAGGTATATTAAATAGACTTGCTTGTTTCATCAGCTTCTATTTCTAAATATATATATGAGTGCCAATAAACTGTTTACTGGTAAGTGTTGTAAATGCTTAGGTATTTCTATTCCGTTTATAATCATAGCCAATCATCATCCATTTCTTTAGTTGCATTAGACCTATTTAGATCACCAAAAAGTTGCAACATATCATCCCACTGTTCAGCAGTATCATATTGTTTATTTGATATATAATAATGTATTGCTTTTTTGATGTTCACATGATCTTTTTCAGTTAAATAGAAAAGACCTTTTTCAAATTTAATATCCATTTCATCTTTTTTTCTCATGATCAACCCTCTCTTGGTCCAAGTTTAATTTTTGAAAAATGACAACTTATAAATCCATGTAAGTCATTGTCAAGATCGTGTATGACCGTGTGTGATTCATTATCACCATCTAATCTTCTGTTAAACTTCTTAATAAGTTGACCTGTTTTTTTATCTTCTATTTCTATAGAAATGTTCACATCAAAGTAATCACCAACATATGTTGAATCAGCCATTTTTATACTCCTATTTTTATACCTTTAATTCTTCTTCTTACAAGCTCAATAAAACATTGAAACTTTAAAGACCAAGAAGAACCTTGTGCAACCAAACTGTCTTTTAATTGACTGTTATATGCTTCTTTAATAATCATTATCTTTAGTCCATTTACAGTTAATAATATCTTCTAACTCATGAGCCGTATTATCATTGACTATAAAATCAATAATAATCCAAGCCATCATCCATATTGCTACTGGCAATATTAACCAAAATAAATAACTCATAGTTTCCCCTTTATCCATATAACCATTGCCAAAAATATACCACAAGCACCATATAGTGCTAATAATCCAACTACTATGTTAATAAAAGTTTCCATAGCTTAACAATCAAATCCTTTATATTCTTCAGCTTCTTCAATCAATGCAAAACCCTCTCTCTACAGCCGTTCTTCATAAAGTCGTGCAAGTCTTGCCAATCTTCCTCGTTCAAGAACTTTTTGGCATCCTCTAATGTCATTGACATCAAATCTATTTGATACTTTATAGAAAGCTTTATAACCTTTTTTTCCATTGGATTTAAGCCTGCAAATTCATCATTGTTATAAGTCATATCTATATCCCTAGTTTTGATTGTTCGTGTTCGTTACGCATCTCAGTATTTTTGAGATAAAGATATTCAATAAGAACAGACGCAGGCGTTTGACCTAAATGCTTATTGGCAATTCTTGATTTGCTTATGTCAGTTAAGACATTGTTATAGGACTTAACCAGTTCCCACATATCAATCTCATGAATGTAAGAGTCTAGTTCCCTTAGTTGATCTTTAGTTATCATTTGTTTCTCCTAACTGCAAAAAAACCAAACCCTGCTTTAGCTCTAAGTGTAT